GCGCGGTAAGTTGCTCGGGCAAAAGGCCGGTGAACGCTTGCCGCGTGTCCTGCGGTTCCTCGTCAATCCAAATCTTGACGAAGCCCACTTTCTGCAACAGCGCGTCGTGAATCCAGTCGTACAGCACGTTCAGTCCGTCATTCTTGACGTAGAAAACGTGGTTCAGGTATGCCGTCGCACCCTTTGCCTGCTGGCGGTAGCTCACGCCTTGCGGATTCTGCGGGGTCGGCGATTCGTCGGGCTTCGTCGGGGTGCAGGTCAGCGCCGTGTCATCGGATACGAACACATCCAGAATCTGCGGCAGCATCCCGTCCACGACTTCCGCCACGTCCTGCGACACGTATTGCGACCGATCCTCGATCTCGGGCGGCGCGAACTCCATCACTGGCATCGCGTTGTAAGCGCGGATGTTGCGATCGCGCACCACGCCAACCTCCGACTCCGGCGAACCCATGGATGTGCGCAGGAAATTCGCGCATATCGCCTGCAGTTCGTCATCGGTGATCTTGTCAGCCACGAACTGCGCTCCGGCCGCGCAACGTCCGCCACAGCGCGATTGCGCACATGAGCCAGACGTTATAGCGGAAGTCCCCGCGATCGTTGATCAGGTCATCCATCAGCCGTGCAGCCTTCGGTAGTTGAGCGGCGCGCTCGTCGATTGCGCGGATTGTTGCTTGGTGTAGTCCACGGCCATCAGGCCGAAAGCGTCGGCAGCGTGCGATGACCAATCGTGATCAGGGCCAAGGCCAATGCCGCGCGCGTCATCGCGCTTTTCGTGATACCAGCCCAGCGCATCGCGGCCGCCTTCCGTAGTGGAGGCGTTGAACCAAATCTGCGGGAACACGCGTCGCACAGTCTCGATTCGGGTATTTGCGGCTCCGGCGCCCATGTTCGGCACTACGCGCACGTCGAACCCGGCTTGTTTCAGCGCGGATTCATAGCTCACATTGAATACCTTGTCGTTCGCTGCGCCGTCGTGCGGCAAGACGCACTGCGCTTTGCTGTAGCCGTTGGCGCGCAGCCATTCGATGTGGGTGGCCAGCGGCTGCCCAACAGCTTCGTAGTAGTCCAACACGCGAATCTGCGGCCCGATGAACTGATCGACCCATATCGCGCAGGCATCAGCCTTGGCGCCCGTGCCGCCAATGTCCCAATGCGCCCGAAGTGTCATCAACGGGTCAGCGCCAACGGTCCCGATCCGTGTGGGGCTTGCGGCCTTCGCGTCGGCCAGCTGCTTGGCGAAGTACGCCCCGCTCACCACGGCGATGTAGCCGCCCTCCCATACGTGATCGTAAAGTTCAGGCTGCATCCGCAAGCAGTCTTGGCGCTCCTGCTCAAGCTCGGCGGTGAACCATGGGTTGTCGCGCCAATTGGCTTGCACCACGCTTGCGCCGGTAGGGCGCTCCGGTCCGCGCAGCATCACGTCCACCGGGTCAACCTTGCGGCGTGGGTTCCAGCTAAACCACAACTCGGACCCGGCATCGCGCAAGGTCGGGCGTAGCAGCATCAGGCTATTGGCGCTCAAACTCTGCGCCTCTTCAACCCATGCCCGCTTGAATCCTTCCAGCGATTTGATTGAATCCGCTGTGTAGTCCTGCATTCCCTTGAAGATGATCAAGCCATCGCCTGGCGTCGTGATCTGGTCGCGGTAGACCTTGAAACCGTCCCGTTCACCCATGCCGAAGTCGGCGAGCTTGGCTTCAATCAGGGCCTTGGACGATTGCGCAAGGTCTTTCTGCACCTCGCGGATGCACACGGCTCGCAAGCCTTCGCCGCCGTTGTCTCCGGGGTGCGCAGCGCAATCCTCAATCAGCAGTCCGCCGAAGAAATGTGACTTGCCGCTACCGCGACCACCGTAGGCGCCGCGATACCGCGCAGGCACCAGCAACGGCTCGTAAACCGCCGCCGTATCGATCGTGAGTACCGTCACGGCTTGCGGACAATGGCGCGCTCGATCCGATGCACAACCGGCCCACCATCCTCGCCAGTGTGTTCCGTGCGGGCGAGTTTCGGCAGGTTGTACTCGATCACGTCAACGAAACAGTTCCATGCAGCCTTCGGGCCTTCCGTGTCCGCAATCTGATCGAGCCAACCCTGCAGCTTTTCCGCGTTGTCGTCTATCAGCTTCGCAATCGCCATCCGTGCCCGTTTGGTGTGCGGGCTCGCCTGCCCACCTGGATTGCGTGGCTGCCCTTGTCCGAACTTGGCCACAGTGCTGTCTCCAAATTATTGTTTTTCTTACCCGTGCTTGAACTTCTTCGCGTTGATCGCGAAGTTTGCCTCTTTGCGAAGTGCGGGGGACTTGCTGTTCTTCGCAGCAGCGAGTTTCTTGGCCGGAATGGGCTTCCCTTGCGGTACACCAAGCTTCTTGTGAAGCAGCCCTTTGTGCGACGGCTTGATGCCGAATGACGTAAGTGCGAGCTTGGCCATATTTCCTCCGGGCACAAAAAACCCGCCGGTGGGCGGGTTTTGGTGGCTCTGATTTGAGCTTGCCTGAAACCATACGCTTTTTGTCCGCACAGATCAAGCGGCGCGCGCGGATTTCATCAAAGCTCCGGCGACTCGATGAAACGCGATGTCCTTCAGGGCGTAATACTGGCGCCGTGTAATCTTGTGCCCGAGTATGTATGCCACCATGCGGATGCGCTCCACGGCGCTTCCGTAGCCTACCGTGTACGCCACCCGCAGGACATTGGCAGCCTCGGGATGCTCGCGGTGGAGCGCTTGCACAATATCCTCAACCTGCATCGCATCCAACGAGATGGTCAGCGGTTTGAATCCTATGTTCGGCGGAGGAATCTCGCCGCGGTGCTCTTTCAAGCGCTGCAGCATGTGCTTTCCGGCGCCCAATCGTTCGTAGCGATCCCAAAGCGGGAAAACGGTGCCCCAATGCGTCAGGCGTCCGCGAACGTACTCGTCGAACTGCTTCGTCTCGGCCATTACGCCGCCCTCCTGATTGCCTGCTTGATCCACGCCAGCGCTTCGCCGGATCGGACTTGCGCCGTGGTGGCCGTGATCTGCCGAAAGCCGTGCACGGCCGCAAGGGATGCCTTTTCAGCGTCCCGAGTCGCTCCGGTGCCCGTCGCATGTCCTGACTTACCGTAGTTCCACACGCCGCCCTGCACTTCCACCAGCACGTCCGGCGCGATGAAAAAGTCCCATCGGAACTTGCGGCCTTCGATCGCGTGATATTCGCGCTCGAACGGGATTTTCTCGACTCGCAGCATCAGCGCCAGCGTGGCCTCGCCTTCGGATGCTGCACGGGGCATGCGCATCATCGGTCGCCCCTTGTGCACCGTTTGCACTTCGGAAAGTCGCCGGGCCCCATTGCTGGGCAGCGTTCCGTCGTGATGCCGCGCAGGCCGCACCGCGATATCCAAGCATCCACGCTGTCGCCATCTAATGGACCGGCAGGCATAAGCGGATGGTCATGGGTCCAGTGATGCGCGCATTTACCCTGAAATGGGAAGATCGCCCAACCACCGCGAAACGCCAGGTTCGCCCATGCGATCATTGCAGCACCAGCTTTCCGGCTCGGATCAGCCGGTCGATTGTGTCCACATACGCCGCGTTCCATGCCGCGCGCCGTTGTTCCTGCGTCATGTCTTTCCCGTTGTCGATCGCGTGATGCTCCGGCGGGCAGATGGCCGCCGTCAGGTGAAACGGGGATTTCTGGCCGAGTCCGCGACCTTGGTTCCGATGCGCGACCTGCACGCCGTAGGCTCGGCACAGTGAGCACGTTTCGAGCTCTGCCACGGCTTGATACCAGCGCTTGGCGGCTGCGGTCGTCATGCGGCCTCCCTGAAATACAGCGGGTCCGGATCAGGAACGAAAACCCCGACCGTTTCCGCGCTGCGCTGTTGGATGAAGGCGTAGAACTCTGAGAACTCGATCGTGCTCAATTTCGAGCTTCGGCGCAGCGGAATCTTGCGTTTCTGGCCAAGCACGTCGCGCACTTCCCATCCGAAGAATTCGCCCAAGAAAAAATCGTGTAGATCCTCGGGATCGTTTCCAGTCGCGTCGTGCAGAACCTTGTACGCGACGCCCCACAACGCGCGGTTCTGATCATCACTGCGCCGCTTGCGATACTCGCTCACCTCGACGCGCAGCTTCTTGCCCGGCATCGCCGCCATCACGAACGCGCGCAGGTTGTCGGCGATGCGCTCGCGGCCCGTTTCCGGCAGCGTGAAGGCTTGGGCGATCACTTCCCCGCCCCCAAGCAGATCAACACCAGCGCCGCCCAGCCGATGGAAAAGGCGATCAGCGCGAAGGTCGTTTTGCGGTTTTCGGTCATGCGGGAATGCCCCATCGGGCGTGGGGGCGGCCGCCACTGCGCTCCTTACCAGCGCGGCACACGGTTCCGTAATCCTGAAGTTCCACCAGTACAAGCCATACAGAATGCGGGTTCGCAGCCAGTGATCGCGCAAGGCTCGTCGTCGTCATGGGCATCAAGGCCAACGCGCGAGGAATGCGCTCGGCGAGCGTAGGGCGCTTCATTGCTTGCCCCTGTGACTCGTCCAGTCGAAAGCGACAATCGCGCCCGATTCGCGGAACCGGTCCATTACGCGATCGCCCAGGTATTGCCCAAGCTCCTCGCGCGTCAGGTTAGAAATCAGGATCGTTGCTTTGCATGCCTGATACCGTTCGTTGATAATCTCGAACAGAAGCAGCTTTTCGTGTTCCGTGCCAAGCTGCGCGCCGACTTCATCGATGATCAACAAGTCGGGCTCGAGCATGTCGTCAACCGCCTCGCTTTCGCTGCGCTCGGAATCCTTGCGGTAGGTGTCTTTGATGTACCGGATCACCGATAGCACCGTGCCGAAAATCACCGATCGCTGCCGCTCCGTGAGCGCATGGCCGACGGCGCACGCAAGGTGTGTTTTCCCGGTCCCCGGTTTTCCGCACAGGATCAGCGAGGCACCCCGCGCTGGGAACCCGTCAACGTACCGGCTCGCAATATCGCGAGCGCGTTTTTGCCCGGCGTTGTCGGTGGAGTAGTTTTCGAGCGTGCACGCGATGTACCTTGCGGGAATGTCGCTGGCTCGAAAGAGGTGAGCGGCGCGCGCCAGCCTGGCGTTCTCGGCGTCTTCACGCGCCTGCCGCTCTTCCGCGTCTTTTTCCTCTTGGCGGCAAGCGGGGCAACGGCCTCGCAGTGGTGCCGCGCCGGCGAAAATCTGAACCTGCTTGCTCTCAAAATCGCCGTGCTTCGGACACGTCAGGCGGATCGTTTCGGGCTGATCGCAGGTAACTTGGGAGTTCATCGTCGGGGGTTCCTGTGTAGGTTTTTTCCGCGAATTGCTGGGCGAT